AAAGATAAACACACAAACTAAGAAGTAGCTGCTATAATATTGAAACCTGTGGTTTGTTTCTTACTAGCAGTAGTTAAGACGACAGAGAGGTCGAAGGTACCGAAGGTATCGGTCTTAACCTTAATGAAACCTGAAACAGTCGTAACTGTAGGATCCATATTGATTGAAATAGTACCTTCGCCCTCAACTGGTGTGGCAGACAAGATGTAAATACCAGCCTCTGACTGGAAATTCTGCTCTAGAAAAGCAGGTGTTAGAAGGTAACTGGTACTAGGTGAAAGACCAGTAACCGTTTGAATTTCAGCAACACCACTAACTTCAGGTTTAATGAAGTTAACTGCCTTATCCACACGAACGTCTGTAAGACTGGTTGGATTAATTTGAGGAATAGAGAAATTCACAAGCCAGTCCAAGAACAGGGAACCACAGGTCAGATCTTGAGTAATCAATTCACCATTGAAATTAATGAGATCTGTAACCTGAATGATATAAAGGATACCCTGCAGACTGAAACGTAAATTTTGTTTATCCACTCCAGTATAATAATACTGATTATCTGCTCGAACGATCAAAGGCACAGTTTTGGAAGTATTGAAATTAAACTGATTTGAACCAGCCTGTGAGACAGCCTGTCTCACAATTTGATTATCGTCAGATATATTAGAAGGATCGTCGAGAGGATCAGTATCAATATACATGACAAACTGACAGGCAACTGTATTTGGCACCGCTGGGACGTAACGGGCTACAGCTGATAACCACTTATAGCGTTCCCAATAACTAGACAAACCAGTAATTCTAGTACCAGGGAAGGAGGAGGCTGATAGCGGTTGCTTAACAAGTATACGGTCTGCTGGAGTAACGATACTAGTAGAAGCTTTGGCCACCACAGAAGTCAGAAAGTCGGAGTCAGGTCCCAATCGAGATATTTTATTAACGTTGGGACGAGAATAGGAAGTGAGAGCTTGCAAAGGAGCGCCATTACTCGTGACGGGCATACTTTGATTGGATTGATTGATAACCACCCTTCGGCGAGATACCCTTCCGCCACGCACCCGGCGGAGTCCATTGCCGTTCCCACGATTGTTGTTGTTATTCTGATTAGAATTTGGTTTACGTTTCATTAGTAAACTCGCCGATCCGTTGCGCCGCACGCGATCACGTCGCTTAACGCTCAGCGCGG